TTTTCTAAACTTAGTCCCGATGGGATTAAAACAACATTTGAACACCGTTTTAATCCCATCGGGACTATGTTTAGAGGAAATAAGCATTTAAAGACCTTGAAGGACCTACGTTTTTTCACTTCTTTAGATGACATCGCTCAACAGATTGTTGCGAACTGTCCTAATCTTGTTGAGGTCTGGGTTCCTGAATCTATGACTTTTATTGGTTCTTGGTTTTCTCTTAGAACTCCGAACTTGAGAACAGTCGTTATGTGTGGGAAAACCCCTCCACGTTTATCTTCCAACTTTATGTACATAGACACGGGCTACAACTATCCGAAAGATTTAAAGATTTTTGTTCCAGATGATGCCGTTGCTAAATATAAGCAGAAATGGGCTAACATTTCTAATGGCAACACGAAAATCATTAAATTTATTCACCCTATGAGCGAGTATCAAGAATGATATTCGCTAAGTGGAACAATTTTCCTTCCATCTGCAAAATTAACAGAACGATATGCTTCAATACTCTCATCAGGAACATAGAAGTGTTTTATTTGAGCACCACCAAACTCTTGATATCCATATTTTTTTGGTGGTATTATAGATCTAAAAATTAAGCTATTTACGGTACAAAACCTAAAACAAGTACTTGCGAGATATGTAACAGAGGCAGGAATATCTATCGTGTCAATATTAGCGAAAGAGAAGCAACCATCAGAAATACTCCTACATCCATTTGGCAGTATTATGCTTCCGCTTACTTTTACTTTTCCGAAAGCTTTGTTTGATAGATGGGTACTTTCAAAGTACTGTAATTCTTTCAATGATATGAAATTCTTATTTGCAAACATAGTCCCGATGGAACCCTTACCTAAACGCTCTTCGTATCTCCTTGTTAATAGTTGTGTCTTTCACAGCAGAATACACCTGCGTTGTCTTAATGCTCTGATGACCTAATATGTGTTGTATAATAGGTAAGCTCACACCCTTACTCAGTAGCACGGTAGCGCACGTATGCCTTGCGCAATGAAAAGTAATGTGCCTATGTATATTGAACCGCTTAAGCACACGCTTAAGTACCAAGTTACAGCGAGCGTTACAAGGCAACTGAAAGAGTTTACCTGTCGTAGTCTTGTTCTCTTGCACCAGCGCAGCAGCCTTTCCTCCAAACATCTTAGAGATAGGTATTCGCACCTCATGGTCAGTCTTCTGCATTCGCATTACAACCCACTTGTTCCGATATATGTTCTTAACGTGCTGCTTAGTTACTTGCACGATATCCGAAAATCGAAGACCTGAATAAACGCTAAATAGAAAACCTTTAATCACCTTCCTCTCCTCGTCAGTCATCTCTTCCTTTGCTTCTTTCTCCTCAATCCGCCTCAGTTCTCTCTCTGTCAGTGATTGCTTCTGAACATTCTCCGTCTTGATGTGATATTTACGAAAAGGATAGACTGTCATCAATTCCTCATCGATAGCGAGATTGACGAATCGACGAAAAATCTTCATAAACTTAGCAATGGTATTAATCGCATATCCAGCACCTTTCAAGAAGTTCTCGAAATCGCATATACATTTATAATCAATCTGTGTGAAGGTCATACCTTCTTTAAACCGCCTTAGTACCGCAAGCGCAGCCTTATGATTCGCAATCGTCCCTGCTGTATATGTCTCCTTATCTATCTCACCTTCCATCCAGTCGAGGAAAGAACTATCCTCCTTGTATGCAATCAGAGTAGGGTTGTCGACCAATTTGTTGACATCACCAATATGCTTGATAACGTATTGCCCATCTACTTGTATCTGTATTAGTGCATTATGCCCTTTTAGTTCATTACTAAGCTCACGAAGGATGTTCTGTATATTCATAATTGTAGGAAAGATGGACTGTAGGACGAGAAATATCCATCCTACAGCCCTGCTTTTAATAGAATTAAAGCACTCCCTTGTAATTTAATAGCAGTTGATTAGCCTGCTGAATATCCTTGGGAGTGTATATGTCTGTAATCAATATCGATGAATGTCGTGCCTGGTCTCTCACGGTAAGTATATCGGTGTTCGCACGCAGCATATTCGTGATACCTGTGTCTTTGAGACTGTAGAACTTGTATCTGTCAGTCAGATTCAAGTTCGTACGGATATAACGACTCCAGTAATCTCTGAACGCCTTTTCTGTTCGTCGTTCCTTTCCTGGTCTGAAATCATTACTAAAGAGAAAAAACTGTCCTGGACTATCGAAGATGCGCAGGTCTATCATTAACTTAATGACATGATCAGGAAGCGTTAAGAGAGCATCGTTATGATTCTTTGCTATTGAACCGTGAAGATACAATGTTTTCTTTGTTATATTAAAGTCTCCTACCTTAATATAACTCATCTCTTTTGGGCGCACGAATAAATAATGTAGGATATAGCAGGCAAGCAGGTAATGCTTGTTATGGTTCATCAACCACCCCTTTATTCGCTCCAGGACATCATCAGGAATAACATCGCGGTTCTTAAGCTGACCTCGACGCTGCACGATAGAAAAGTGTTCTGTAGGGTCTGAAGATATATAGCCTCGCTCCAATAGATACTTACAGAACGTCTTAATCCAAGAGAGGTAATTGTTTCTCGTTCGAAGCGTGTTGTTTCTATCAACAAAAACATACTCTAAGAATTGCCCTACCATCTTGCTATCGAATTGATAAGTGTAATACAGATTGACATTCTGCTTCTCCTTCCACTCTTTCAGTATCTTAATCCTACTGCAATACGAAACAACAGACTCCTCACGCATGTTGTGTTCCTTAAGGAGTTTGAATAGATAAGCCTCGTACTTTGTGCACGCATCATCGAATGATGTGTACTCAAGAGGTTGTACGAGTTCCACCCACGGGTTCCAGCCTTGCATAAGTTTTTCAGTCAACCTTTTTATAAGGGCTTCACCATATTCTCTCTGATTACGCTTGCCCTTGACGTGGTCGAGCATAAACTTCTTGATACGAAACTTTCCTCTCTCTGGATCAAATGCAGAGAGAGATACATAACATTCAGAGGCTTGATGAAACTTGGGTGTTTTCCATCCTACAATCTCATTAATAGCCGTTTGTCTGTTTTTTGAAGAAAATTTTTTTTTAGGCATTTTCTAACTTTTGCGTGAAATGCCCTATCGAATACTGTTTGTTCTATTAAATTAAAGTTCACCGACTTTTCGCCGACCACTTTACCGACGACCAAAGATAATTACTTGAAGTTCTGTATCTTCGATTTATTTTAGTCGGGATGACCAGACTCGAACTGGCGACCACTGGTCCCCCAGACCAGCATTCTAAACCTACTGAACTACATCCCGCT